AAACCCACAAATACGAATAAATAACTAAAATTATGTCAATATTTAACGAAATCAAAGTAAACAAACCAAACAGTAACACATTTAATTTATCTCATGACAGAAAAATGTCATTAAACATGGGTAAACTAATTCCATCTTTAGTTATGGATGTATTACCAGGAGATAAAATAAAATTATCCTCAACGCAAATGCTAAGATTTGCACCAATGATTGCCCCAGTTATGCACAGAATAGATGTATTTCAACATTTCTTCTTTGTACCAAACAGATTAACTTGGAAAAATTGGGAAGATTTTATAACTGGTGGAGAAACTGGCACAGAAGATCCAACATTCCCAATTATAAGACAATCAAATTCAAACGTAGTAGTTGGCGAATTAGCCGACTATATGGGCTTACCTACTAAAAACCCAGACCCAGGTCTACCACTTACGACCCCCGTATCTGCATTACCTTTTGCAGCATACAATATTATATATAATGAATTTTTCAGAGATCAAAACCTAATAGAAAAATTACCATACCAACTATCAGATGGTACAAATAACTGGAACGACTATACAAAATTACAAGAACGCGCATGGGGTCACGATTATTTTACCTCAGCTCTACCCTGGACACAAAAAGGACCAGAAGCAACAATCCCACTTGGAACAACTGCACCACTAAACTATACAAACCAAGGGTTAAATCCAGATACAACAAAGTTGATAGATAAGGCAACTGGAAATCAACTAAATAGCCAACCTTTTACAGAAAACCTAGGAACTCAAGCAGGTGGTAACACTATCTATGGAAATAATGGTACATTAGGTCAAGATTTCTTTCGCATAGATGTAGACAACTCAAAAGCATTATCTGTTGATTTATCAACAGCTACCGCATCATCAATTAACGACCTAAGACAAGCTTTTAGGTTACAAGAATGGCTAGAAAAAAACGCACGAGGCGGGTCACGATATATAGAAGTTATTAAGTCACACTTTGGTGTAACTTCATCTGACTCAAGATTACAAAGACCAGAATTCTTAGGGGGCGGAAAATCTCCAGTAACTATTTCTGAGGTGTTGCAGACTAGTGAATCTGGAGTCGCACCCGAAAACGGAACTCCCCAAGGTAACATGGCAGGACATGGAATAAATGTTGGCGGTGGCAACGATTTTTCCTATTACGCACAAGAACATGGATATATAATTGGACTTATATCTATATTACCAAAAACCGCGTATTATCAAGGAACACCAAAACACTATAAGAAATTTGATAAATTCGATTACTATTTCCCATCATTTGCACATTTAGGTGAACAACCTATCGCAAATACTGAAATATACACTCAAATAAATGAAGAAGATAACGAAACCTTTGGCTATACACCAAGGTATGCAGAATACAAACATATGTTATCCTCTGTTCATGGAGAATTTAGAACAACATTAGACTTCTGGCACTTAGCTAGAAAGTTCAATAAATTACCACAACTAAATGAAGATTTCATTAACTGCAAACCAGACAAAAGAATATTTGCTGTAGAATTAGAAGAACAAGAAACAATTTATGCACATATATTTCACGATCTAAAAGCAACCAGATTAATGCCATATTTTGGCACACCAAAAGGAGTATAATTAAAACTTAACCTACTATGTATAAACGAAGACGAACAACCAAACGAAAAAAAAAGTATTCACAAAAACGCAAAGACAAAAAAATCAATTCTTTCAGAATTGCAAGAGGCGGAATAAGAATGTAAAAAAATGTGCTTAACACCAGTAACATTATATAGAAACTATGCAACAATGGGCGGCAAAAAGACAAATGTCGTCCCTTGTGGCAAATGTCCAGAATGTCTAAGAGATAGACAAAATGCCTGGATATTTAGACTTGCACAAGAGCAAAAAGTTTCAAACTCCTCAGCATTTATAACACTAACTTATAAAAATGCTCCTATGTCCTTTAACGGACATGAAACACTACATCCAAAACATTTAACAGATTTTTGGAAACGATTGCGTAAAGCAAATAATTCAAGTAAAACAATCCGATACATTGCAGTAGGCGAATATGGAACTAAATTTCTTCGCCCACATTATCATGCAATAGTATTTAATATTAATAATTCAATACTACAACACAATGAAAAATTACAATCAATCTGGGGACATGGTCACGTCGATATCGCAAAATCTGAAGGCGCTTCACAACGATATACTCTCGGTTACATCATGCAAGGAAAATGGGAGCCAACCCAAGACGATGACGATCGTATCCCACAATTTCAAAGACAATCACAAAATATTGGAATTAACTACCTCACGAAACAGACTAAAAATTACTACCGTAATAGAAAAATACCCTGTATCACACAACCAGGTGGTACAATTATCAAAATGCCAAGATATTACAAAGAAAAAATATTCACAAGAGCAGAACGCGAGTCAATGGCAGCAGAATGGCAACAACACAATCAAACAACCTGGGAACAATTTCTCAAACATGACTATCATTTGGAACACGAATCAAAATTAAATAAATTTAGACGACATGAAAAACTCAAAAGACAAAACAAAAAAGCCACTTTCTAATAACCTTAGAAAACAATTTATGGTAAATCCAAAATTAGCAAAAGGCGAAACTAACAACAAACCAAGTTTAACAGTCCCAGACCTAACACTAACTATTAAACAATTACTTACTAATCATTCAAGAGGTATACCCTCAAACGTTGCCTACAACGAGCCTATGTATTTTAACCAAGAAATACCAATAATAGATGATATAGTAGACATACAAACATTTAGACAAGATCTAAAACACAGAGAAAAGCTCTTACAAGCTAAAATAAAAGAGGAAAATCAAAAATACTTAGATAGTATTCAGAATACATCAGAAGCCTCTAAAAACGACCTCAAAACAACTCAAACACCAAAAAAAGAAGTTGATAAAAAGTGAAAATTTTAATTTTCATATTTTATAAACTCACACACATGACGAAGTCAAAAGCATAAATATACAACTTGATATATTTATGCTAGATGACACTCATCTAAAAAACAACAACTTAGCTAATTATACAAAAAACTTAAAAAACCATAATTAAAAAGCAAAAAACCATTAATATACTGCGAAGTTTACGGAGCAAAAAAGAATGGTAAAAAAGCTAACAATTTGGTAAATAAAAAAAAAAGTGTATATTAGCATTAAATTAATACAAATTAATAAATAAACAACATCATGAAAACAAAAAAACAAGAAGTACAACAAGGTAAACAACTATCAGCAGGAATATTATTAGCTGTTGAAATGGAAAGCAATTTCAAACTATATTCTTATCGCTGCATAGAACCAGAAAATTACTTAGAACGTATCGACAATTTAATAAAAATTTATAGAGATGTTCGGGGGAAACACACTAAACAACAATAGCGAAATGCCAGTACCAGTACCATTAATAGCAGCCGGAATTGGAGCAGTCTCCAATATTGTAGGCGGATTATTCGGCAATAAATCCCGAAGAAAAGAGGCATCACGCGCACGCGCCCACGATTTAAACATGTGGGAACTAACTAACGCGTATAACGATCCCAAAAGTCAAATGGAAAGGCTCCGCAGCGCGGGGCTTAATCCTAACTTAGTATATGGCGGATCATCTGGTCAAACTGCTGGACAAGCTAGTTCATTACCAGCCGCAAAAGCACCCGATATACAAAATATAGATCCTGGCAACCAATTAATGTCTTATATCGGTATGAAAAACACCGAGGCACAAACAGACAACTTACGAACTCAAAACGGAGTATTAACTGCCGATAAAATTCTAAAAACTGCTCAAGCAAGTACTGAATTATCAAAACAAACAGATCTCAATGCGTCAGCAGAATACAAAAAAAAGCAAATAGAAAAAACTTTACAAGATATATTACAAGTTCAGAGTCAAACAGAAAAACTTGATGCAGAAACAAGCAATATAAAAAAAGAAGGACGTTACAAAGACTATGAATTAAAACGCGCAGCAAACAAACAAATGCGAGGCGACGATTGGAAAAAAGTTATCCTAGATATGGGATTAGACTTATTTAATAGACAAAACCCACAAATACGAATAAATAACTAAAATTATGTCAATATTTAACGAAATCAAAGTAAACAAACCAAACAGTAACACATTTAATTTATCTCATGACAGAAAAATGTCATTAAACATGGG